GGACGCCTCGCCTCATATGCCGCGACCTTCGCCGCCGTCATGGCCGGGCGCTGGGTGGCGGGACTGGCAGCGGCGGCCTTGTCGGTGCGCGGCCTCGCCACGGCGCTGGTCATCCTGCGCGGGGCGTTGATCCGCACCGGCATTGGCGCGCTGATCGTCGGCGCCGGAGAGCTGGTCTATCAGTTCTCGCAACTTGTCGCCCGGGTCGGCGGCGTGGGCGAAGCCTTCCGCCTGCTGGGCGATCTGGTGAAAGAAGTCTGGTCGCGCATCGGCCTGTCGCTTGACGCCGCATTCGCCAACATGGCTGCGGGTTGGGAGCGGCTGAAAGCTGCCGGGCTTTCGGCGCTGGAGGGCACGATCGCGGGCGTCGTCAGCTTCGGCGACCGGACGGCTGCGATCTTCCAGGGAGCCTACGACGCTGCGGTGGCAATCTGGGGCAGTCTGCCCGGTGCCATCGGTGACTTTGCCTTCCAAGCCGCGAATGGGCTGATCTCGGGCGTCGAGGCGATGCTGAACGGCGTCGTCACCCGGATCAACAGCTTCATCGAGACGCTGAACGCAGCCCTCGCGCTGCTGCCGGAATGGGCCACGGGCGAAGGCGGCGTGAGGATCGGCATCCTCGACCCGGTGGAACTGGGGCGTATCGGTAATCCCTTCGAAGGCGCGGCGACCGCTGCTGGCGCTGCCGCGGCGGATGCCTTCTCTGCGGCTCTGTCCCGCACCTACCTCGACCCGCCCGATCTCGGTCTCGGTGACATTGCAGACGATGCCCGCGCCCGGGCCGACGGCTATCGCGAAGCGGCAGGCATGCTGGCCGATGCCGCCGGTCGGCCCCTGGCCAGCTGGCAGGCGCTGAAGGCTGCCATGACCGGCACCGGTGCTGAGGCCGAAGCGGCGCTGGCGGATGCTGCCGGATCAGCCGACGCCCTCACGGCAGGACTGAACAACACCGCGACCGCAGCCGATGGCGCGGGCAGCGCTGCGCGCAACGCCGGGGCAGCGGCCGCTGAGGGTGCGGAAACGGCACTGACCGGTTGGGCCGCCGTCACTGCGGCGCTCGCCGATTATGCCGCCAAGGCGCGCGATATCGGCGGCGACATCGGCAGCACGCTGGTCAGCGCCTTCACCTCGGCCGAAAACGCCGTGGCCGACTTCGTGAAAACCGGCAAGCTGGATTTCCGCGACCTGGTCACGTCGATGATCGCCGACCTCGCGAAACTGGCAGCGCGGCGCTTTATCCTCGGCTCCATCGCCAACGCGCTGTCGGGCGCGCTGGGCGGAGCGGGTGGCATCTTCGCCAATATCCTGCACGCCGGTGGCATGGTCGGAGCGCCGGGCCCGGGCCGCATGGTGCCTGCGCTGGCTTTTGCCAATGCGCCGCGCATGCATTCGGGCGGCTGGGCCGGGATCAAGCCCGACGAGGTTCCGGCAATCCTGCAGCGCGGTGAGCGGGTTCTGTCCCGGCGGGAAGCTGCGGGTTATGGCCAAGGGCAAGGCGCTGCCCCCAACATCTCCGTCACGATCAATGCCCGCGACGCCGAAAGTTTCCGGCAATCCCGGACGCAGGTCGCAGCCGATATCGCCCGCGCGGTGTCCTTGGGTCGGAGGGGCATGTGATGGCGTTTCATGAAGTCAGGTTCCCCGACAACATCAGCCGCGGGGCACGGGGTGGGCCGGAACGGCGCACGCAAGTGGTCGAACTGGCCTCAGGCGATGAAGAGCGCAACGCAAGCTGGGCCAATTCGCGCCGCCGCTATGATGTCGCCTATGGCATCCGTCGCGCCGATGATCTCGCGGCGGTGGTGGCGTTCTTCGAGGCCCGCAACGGCCGCCTACACGGCTTCCGCTACAAGGACTGGGCCGACTACAAATCTGCCCTGCCCTCTCAGGGGATAACCTCAACCGACCAGCAGATTGGCACCGGCACCGGTAGCCTGCAAACCTTCCAACTGGCCAAACGCTACACCTCCGGCCCGCAAACATGGGTCAGGACCATCGCAAAACCCGTGACCGGAACCGTTCGCGTGGCGCTGGGCATGGTGGAACAGTTGTCGGGCTGGACGCTGGATGCCCCCACCGGCGTCATCACCTTCACCACCGCACCCGCCAATGGCGTCATCGTCCGCGCTGGCTTCGAATTCGATGTGCCGGTGCGCTTCGACAGCGACAGCCTCGACGTGACCCTCGATTTTGAACGGCTCGGATCGATCACCGCCATCCCGCTTCTGGAAATCCGCAGATGAAAAACCTCTCGCCCGCGCTGCAGGCCCATCTCGATGACGGCACCACGACCTTGTCCTGGTGCTGGCGGATCAGCCGCGCCGACGGCATGGCGCTGGGCTTCACCGATCATGATCGCGCCCTCAGCTTTGACAGCACAGACTTTGAGCCAGAGAGCGGATTTGCCGCCTCGGAAATCCGCGCTGGGTCAGACCTTGCCGTCGACGCGCAGGATGCCACCGGCGTGCTGACCTCGGACAGGATCACCGAAACCGACATTCTCGACGGCCGCTGGGACAATGCGGCGGTCGAGCTGTGGCGCGTCAATTGGGCCGACACCAGCCAGCGCGTTCTGCTGCGCCGGGGTGCGGTCGGGCAAATCCGCCGTGGCCGCATGGCGTTTGTCGCCGAAGTCCGGTCGCTGGCGCATGTCCTTGGCCAGACGGTCGGGCGCACGTTTCAGGCGGGATGCGACGCAGCTTTGGGCGATACGCGCTGCGGCATCGATCTGGAAAACGCCATCTACAAGGGTACGGGTGTCGTGACGGACCTTTTGCGTGACCGGGCCTTCATGGCCTCGGGGCTGTCCGGGTTTGATGCGGGCTGGTTCACGTCTGGCACCTTGACCTGGACCAGCGGCGCAAATGCGGGGCGGGTCGCTGAAGTGTTGTCGCATGGTGTGGATGGAAGCATCGCCAGCCTCACACTGCTGGAAGCGCCGGTGCGTGCCATCGCCGAAGGGGACAGCTTCGTCGCGCGGGCAGGCTGCGACAAGCGCCTCGCGACCTGCAGCGCCAAGTTCGCCAATGTAGCCAACTTCCGGGGCTTTCCCAATATTCCGGGTCAGGATGCGGTCCTGCGCTATGCCAGCCAGGACGGCGGTCATGAAGGGAACGTGCTGTGATAACAGCCGATCCGGCTTTGGTCATCACCACTGCCCTCAGTTGGCTCGGCACGCCGTACCACGATCAGGCCAGCCTGCGTGGCGTCGGTTGTGATTGCCTTGGCCTGGCACGTGGCATCTGGCGGGAGATGGTGGGCAACGAGCCTTTCCCCATTCCGCCTTACAGCCGGGATTGGGGCGAAACCGGGCCGCGCGAGGTGCTGGCCGAGGGTGCGCGCCAGATGATGCCAGAAATCATGCCCACTGAGGTGGGGCCAGGCACGCTGATCCTGTTCCGGATGGCACCCCGTGCCATCGCCAAGCATGTCGGGATCCTGACCACGCAAAACCAGTTCATCCACGCCTATGAACGGCTGGGCGTCGTCGAGGAAACCCTGACCACGGCATGGCGACGGCGCATCGCCTTCGCCTTCCTGTTCCCGCACCCCAGCAGCATCTGAGATTTTCATCCATGGCAACTTTGGTTCTCGGCGCCGTCGGCTCCGCGATTGGCGGCGCATTTGGCGGGGCCATCCTCGGCTTTTCCGGAGCGGCAATCGGCGGTTTCATCGGCTCGACCATTGGCTCTGTGGTCGACAACTGGATCGTGTCGTCCCTCGCCCCGGCCCAACGGATCGAGGGCGCGCGGCTCGACAGCTTGCGCATCACCTCCTCGACCGAAGGCGCGGTGATCCCGCGCCTGTTCGGCCGGATGCGCATCGGCGGGAACATCATCTGGGCCACGGACTTCCGCGAGGAGGTCAACACCACCAGCCAAGGCGGCGGCAAGGGCAGCGGGCCAAAAGTCACGACCACCGAATACCTCTATTACGCCAGCTTCGCGGTGGCGCTGTGCGAGGGCGAGATCACCGGCATTGGCCGGGTGTGGGCCGACGGCAAGCCGATGGACATGACGGGCGTCACCTGGCGCTGGTATCCCGGCGACGAGATCCAATCCCCCGATCCGTTCATCGCCGCCAAGATGGGCGCAGCCAGCACTCCGGCCTATCGCGGCACCGCCTATGTGGTCTTCGAAGAACTGAACCTCAGCGCGTTCGGCAATCGTCTGCCGCAGATCAGTTTCGAGGTGTTCCGGCCGCTCGCGGATCCCGACACTGCCGAGGGGCTGGTGAAAGCCGTGACGATGATCCCGGCCTCTGGCGAATTCACCTATGCGACTGCCCCGGTTAAGAAAACCAGCGGCTCCGGCGGTGCAACCGTGGCCGAGAACCTGAACGCAATCACCGACACCGCTGACATCGTCGTTGCGCTGGACCGGTTGCAATCCCTGGCCCCAGCGGTGGAAAGCGTCAGCCTGGTTGTGGCGTGGTTCGGCGATGACCTGCGCGCTGGATCCTGCAAGGTACGCCCCGGCGTCGAGGTTGCGGCCAAGACCACCGCACCATCATCTTGGTCCGTAAACGGAGTCGCACGTGCGGATGCGTTTCTGGTCAGCCGTGATGCTGAATACCGTCCCATCTATGGCGGCACGCCTGCCGACTTCGCAGTGGTGCAAGCCATCCAGGAGATGAAGGCGCGCGGGCTGCGCGTCACCTTCTATCCCTTCATCCTGATGGATGTGCCGCCGGGCAACACAAAGCCGAACCCCTACAGCGCAAATGCGGCCACCTCGGGCCAGCCGACCTTCCCCTGGCGCGGCCGGATCACCTGTTCCCCGGCTGCGGGTTTTGCAGGGACCGTCGACAAGACGGCAACGGCTGCCACGCAGGTTGCAGCCATGTTCGGCACGGCGACGCCCGCCAGCTTCAGCGTTTCCGGTAGCACTGTCAGCTGGACCGGTCCGGTTGGCGAGTGGTCCCTGCGCCGGATGATCCTGCACTATGCGCATCTGTGCAAAGCGGCCGGGGGCGTCGATGCCTTCCTGATCGGCTCGGAAATGCCCGGTCTGACCACGATCCGTTCGGGTGCCAGCACCTATCCCGCCGTCACTGCCTTCAAGGCTCTTGCCGCCGATGTCAGAACGATCCTCGGCGCTGGGCCCAAGATCGGCTATGCCGCCGACTGGTCGGAGTACTTCGGCCACCACCCTGCCGATGGCAGCAGCGATGTGTATTTCCATCTCGACCCGCTCTGGTCGGATGCCAACATCAATTTCATCGGCATCGACAACTACATGCCGCTGTCGGACTGGCGCGACGGGTTCGATCATGCCGATGCAGCACTTGCGCCTGCGATCTATGACCGCCCTTACCTGCAATCCAACATCGCCGGTGGTGAGGGGTTCGACTGGTTCTATGCCAGTGCTCTTGACCGGACAGCGCAAACCCGAACGCCGATCACCGATGGCGCCGCTGCCAAGCCTTGGGTCTTTCGCTTCAAGGATCTGCGCGCCTGGTGGCAAAACCCGCATTTCAACCGCCCGGGCGGGGTGGAAAGCGGGACGCAAACCGCATGGGTGCCGCAATCGAAACCGATCTGGTTTACGGAGCTGGGCTGCCCGGCGATTGACCGCGGGACCAATCAGCCCAACGTGTTCTTCGATCCGAAATCGTCCGAGAGCTTCACGCCCTACTTCTCGCGCGGCTGGCGCGATGACGCGATCCAGCGTGCCTATCTCGAGGCCAGCTATCTGTTCTGGGGTGTCGCGGCGAACAACCCAACTTCCTCGGTCTATGGCAACCGGATGGTTCATGTCCCCGAATGTGCCGCCTGGACATGGGACGCCCGGCCCTATCCGTTCTTCCCCGGGCTGACGGAAGTCTGGACCGATGGTCCGAACTGGCGTCTGGGCCATTGGCTGACCGGACGGCTGGGCGGGGTATCGTTGGCTGCCCTCGTGCGCCACCTCTGCCTGCGCGCCGGGATGCCAGAAGAACTGATCGACGTCTCCGGCCTCTGGGGCGCGGTCGAGGGCTATGTGATTTCAGCCTTGGAAGCCCCGCGCGCCTCAATTTCCACGCTGGCCAGGCATTTCGGCTTCGATGCGGTCGAAAGCGAGGGCCGCATCAAGTTCCTGATGCGGGGCCGGATTGCCGGTCTGACCATTACGCCCGACAGCATGGTGGCACCCGCCTCCGCGCAGGGCGATGTGATGGAACTGACCCGCGCGCAGGAAACCGAACTGCCGCAGGCGCTGAAGTGGCAAGTCGCGCGGGCCGACGAGGACTATGACGCGGCACAGGTCGAAGCGCGGCGCATCACTGTCGACACCACCCGCATCGCCTCTGAATCCTTCCCGATGGCCATTCCGCCCGAAGAAGCCGAGCGCCGCTGTCGCCGCGCTCTGATGGAGGCGTGGGTTGGCCGCGAAAGTGCCGTCTTTCGCCTGCCGCCCTCGCGCCTGGCGCTGGATCCTTGCGACGTGATCCTCTTGGACCACAATGGCCGCCTGACGGAACTGCGCCTGGTGTCCATCGCGGACTCCGACCTGCGCAGCATCGATGCGGTGCGGCAGGACCGGGCGGTCTATGATCTGCCGCCCGGCGAACCACGCCCTGCGTCCTTGTCGACGCCCACGGTCTTTGGCGCACCAGACATCGTGCTGCTGGACCTGCCGCAGCTGCGCGAGGATCAGCCTGCACACCGGCCCTTGGTCGCGGCCCATGCCAAGCCATGGCCCGGCGAAGTGGCGGTCTACCGCAGTGCCGCGACGGATGGCTTTGCCCTACTGACCACCTTTGGCACCCGGGCGCGCATGGGTGTGCTGGCGGCAGATTTCTACGCGGGGCCGGTCTCGCGCTTCGATCTTGGCAATGCGCTGGTCGTCGATCTCAATTCTGGCACGCTGGAGAGCGTCACGGACATCACCTTGCTGGGTGGAGCCAACGCGCTGGCCGTCGAGACCGGCGCTGGGCAATGGGAAATTGTCCAGGCTGGTGTGGCCGAGTTGATCGCGCCCGGGCGTTATCGGCTGACCCGCCTGCTGCGGGGCCAGCGCGGAACAGAAGGTGCCATCGTCAGCATGGTGCCAACCGGCGCGCGGGTGGTCGTGCTAGACACGGCCGTGACACCCTTGCCGATTTCCGAGGCCGATCTGGGTCTGCCATGGAACTGGCGCATCGGCCCTGCGTCGCGCCCGGTCAGCGACGAGACCTTTGTCGCCACCACCTTCACGCCCGAGGGCGCGGGGCTCCGGCCGTTTTCGGTCGCGCACGTCGAGCAACCGTGGCGCATCGCCCGCAGCCCCGGCGATTTGACGATCCGCTGGACGCGCCGGTCGCGATCACTTGCCGCTGACACCTGGGGCGCGGGCGATGTGCCTTTGGCCGAGGACAGTGAAGCCTACGAGGTGGAAATCCGTGATGGCAGTACCGTCAAGCAGACGCTGACCACCACCACAACGAGTGTCCTCTATACCGCTGCCCAGCAGTCTTCCGATTGGGGCGCGCCCCTCGGCCCCGGCCAATCCCTCGCTATCCGCATCTACCAGCTCTCGGCCTTGATCGGCCGAGGCGCTGCACGATCCGTCACGCTCACCTTCTGAAAGCGTACCCATGTCCGACATCACCACCCACCTCCTGCTGCCCTACATTCTGGCATCGCAGGCGCAGAAGCATGTCACCCACAACGAGGCGCTGCGGCTGCTGGATGCCATGGTGCAGCTGTCGGTGCTGGATCGCACTCATACCGCGCCGCCCGCCAGCCCAACCGATGGCGACCGGCATATCGTGGCATCCGGGGCGACCGGCCTTTGGACTGGCTGGGATCTGAACATCGCCTTCTGGGTCGATGGGGTCTGGATGCGTCTGGTGCCACGCCCCGGCTGGCTGGCATGGATCGCGGATGAGGCGGTCTTCGCCGTGTGGAATGGGTCGACCTGGGATCCAGTCGGCGAACCGGTGGATGTGTCGGATGCCGTGTTCAGCTTGGTGAACGACGCCGATCCGACAAAGAAGGCACTGTTTTCGCTGTCCGGGATCTCCACCGGGACGACCCGGACCTTCGCCCTGCCGAACACATCGTCGGAATTGGCAATCCTTGCGGGCACCCAGACCTTCACGGGCAACAAGACCTTCTCCGGCACTCTGACCGCCTCGGGCACCGTCACGGTTTCGGCGGCCGCGGCCACCATCGGCACGGCGACGACGACCGCCACCTACGGCATGGGCACCGGGGCCACGACCAGCGG